ATCGAGCGCATGGAAGACGAGAAAACTGCCATCGCGCTCGACATATCCGAGATATACAAGGAAGCCAAAGGAAACGGCTTCGATACTAGAATACTCAAGAAAGTCATAGCGTTACGCAAGAAACCTCAAGCGAAACGTGATGAAGAACAAGCCACACTAGATATCTCCATGGCCGCCGTTGGATTCGAGCAGACGCCGCTCGGAAAGTTTGCTGGGGAGAACAAATAGTTGACTAAAAATAAAGACTTAACCAAACGGCCTGTAGGGCGCCCGTCGCTCTACAAGCCAGAGTATTGCGAGAAGGTGATCGAACTCGGTCGCAAGGGATGCTCGCCTGCCGAGATCGCTTCGCACTTTGATGTGGATCGCGCTACTTTGAAGAATTGGGCAGACGAAAATCCAGAATTTTTCGCAGCGTTAACGCGAGCGAAAAATCACGAGCAGGCCTGGTGGGAAAAAGCCGGGAAAGCCGGGATGATCGCGGACAAGTTCAACGCCCAGGTCTGGACGAAGTCTGTGGCGGCCCGATTCCGCGAGGATTACACTGAGCGTAAGGAGTTGACTGGAGCCGATGGCGGGCCTGTCGCAGTCACCAGCGTGGATCTGCGCGGTCTGAGCGACGCGGAGCTGGCCACTATGAAGGCTCTGCTCAGCAAGGCCACAGACCCCGCATGAACGCCCCGCTCTCTCGCTCAGTCATGGAGGGAATGGTTGACCGGGAAATGTCCCGCAGGGCGGCGAGCGCCTCGCTCTATGAGTTCGTAAAGCAGTCCTGGCATGTTCTGGAGCCCGGCGTGAACTTCGTGCCGTCCTGGCACATTGAGGCGATCTGCGAGCACCTGGAGGCCGTGACGGCGGGCGAGATCCTGCGCCTGCTGGTGAACATCCCGCCCAGGCATTCGAAGTCCACCATCATCAGCGTGGCATGGCCGTGCTGGGAGATGATCACCGCGCCGCACCAGAAATACCTCTGCGCATCCTACAGCAGCAGCCTCTCGATCCGCGACAACCTGGCCGCTCGGCGCCTGATCCAGTCGCCCTGGTATCAAGAGCGGTGGGGGCACCTGTTCCAGCTCGCGGGCGATCAGAACGCGAAGCAAAGGTTCGAGACCACGAAAAACGGCTACCGCATCGCCACCTCAGTCGGCGGCACGGCGACCGGCGAGGGTGGCTCCCGCCTGATCCTCGATGATCCGCACAGCGCCAAAGACGCCCAGTCCGATGCCGTTCGCGAATCAACAGTTGACTGGTTCAACCAAGTTTGGTCCTCCCGCCTGAACGACCCGAAGCGCGACGCCATGGTCACGGTCATGCAGCGCCTCCACGAGCGGGACGTGAGCGCGATCATCCTCGAACAGGGCGGGTGGCAGCACGTTTGTATCCCCGCCGAGTGGGATGAGAAGGTGCGCCGGACGACGCTGGGGCCGTATGATCCCCGCACGGTCAAGGGCGAGCTGATCTGCCCAGAGCGGTTCGGGGAGGCCGAGATCACGAGCCTGAAGCAAAGCCTCGGCGTGTACGGCACCGCAGGCCAGCTCCAGCAGGAACCGTCGCCGGCTGAGGGTGGCATCCTCAAAACCGACTGCTTCGAGATGTGGCCCAGCGACAAGGGCCTGCCGCCCTTCGAGTTCATCCTTCAGTCCTATGACTGTGCTTTCACCGAGAAGACCACCGGCGACCCCACCGCCTGCACTGTCTGGGCGATCTTCACGCATGAGGGGCACCGCAACGCGATGCTGATCGACGCCTGGGATGCCCACCTGAGCTATCCCGATTTGCGCGCCAGGGCGATCAAAGACTGGGGCACCGAGTACGGCGGGATGACGAAGGACAGCCCCTACAGCCGCGCCAAGCGCCCCGATCGGGTGCTGGTCGAGGCCAAGGCCAGCGGCCAGAGCCTGATCCAAGATCTGCGCCTGGCGCGGGTGCCGGTGGCCGGGTACAATCCCGGCAATGCCGACAAGGTGTCCCGCGCTCACCAGGCGGCGCCCACACTAGAGCTAGGGTTGCTCTGGGTGCCTGAGTCAGGTAAGAATAAGGGACAGCCAGTAAGCTGGGCCACGACCTTCTTGCGACAGTTGGCCAAGTTCCCTGTCGCGGAGCATGATGACTATGTGGATACTTTCACCCAGGCGGTCATCTTTCTCCGAGACAGCGGCTGGTTTGAGCTGCCGGTCGCCAAAGACCGCGACGAGCCGAAGCTGGCCCGCAAAGAGCGCATCAACCCCTATGCAGCATGAGGCCCACCACCATGGCTGACCGCCCCTTCAACCTTGGCATCAACCCTCTCGACGCCGAGGCCCGCCTGCGGTCTCTTATGCAACCCGCCCAGTTCTCCCACGGCGGCTCGGTGCCCGGCTACGCCGAGGGCGGCCTGATGGACCGGCTTCGCAACTTCTTCAAGGGCGAGGATTATCAATCGACAGGCCAGAAGACGGTAAAGGACGGCGAAGTGATTTGGGGCGACCCCGATAGCGCCGCCGACTTCTTTCGGGCCGACAAGGCCCGCACGGCGCTCGACAAGGCGCGCAGCAGCGTAGCTAACATCGAGCGGGCGTCTGCCGCTGCCGCGCCACGGGCGCCTGCGCCGGTCGTTGATCGGGCCGAGGCAGCCCCCGCCCCCGATCGTGGTGACTTCTATCGGACGATCCCCGGCGCGCAGCCGCCCATGCAGTCTGAGCGGTTTGAGCCATTCTCCGGCGCCCTGAACCGGATCGCAAAGCAGCCCGAGAAGCCCATGCCCTACTCGCGGTGGCCGATCGGCGGCGACAGGTATCGCGACGTGAACGATTGGACGCCTGCCGAGGTGCTGGGCCTGATGCGGGCAAAGCGGTCGATGGGCGAGACGGTGACAGGCTACGCGCACGGTGGCTCGGTGCCGGGGTATCTGGAGGGCGGACCTTATGAGGAGGCAGCCCCCGTCGCCCTGCCCGAGGCTCCCGCTGATGACACAGTCCAGCTGGGCGAGGCTCGCCCGCTGACGATCCGGCGTGGCCCGCTACCTGTCTCAATTGCTCCGCGCCCCGAGACGGGCGAGGATTACGAGGCGAGCGTTGAGCGCCAGGCGCTGAATCGAATGGCGAAGAGGCAGGCTTCAGTCGAAGCGGAGGCCGCCCGCCCGCGTGAAATCCTTGAGGATGTCGGGCGCAAGTTCACTGAATACACGATGCCGCGTTATGAAGACTACTCGCATTTCATGGATCAGATGACCAAAGCATCGACTGATCTGACCCGGTCGGGCAAGGAAGACATGCTGTCTGGCTACGAGTTTTTAGGTGCGGGCAAAAGCGCGCTAGGGACGGTACTGCCGGTGATCGCCCCGCTTGGTGCGGCCATTGAGGCCGGGCTGCTAAACCCAGTTGGGCGCACGTTCGGGCCTGCGGCTCGCCACGCCGCTGAGGTTATATCGAATCTCACGCCTGGCGGCGGAACGGTCACAACCGGCGCAAAGGTTCTCGCAAGCGTTCCAATTATAGGTAAAGCGGCAAAAGAGGTGGGACCGCTCACCCGCCTGGCCGAGAAGAGTGCCGTGGCCGAGAAGAGTGCCGTGGCTGATTCGGCTGCACTGGCGGAGGAAGCCCCGAAGATTGCAGAGGCCCGCGCCATCACCAGCGAGTTCGAGCTGCCCCGCAGCGCAGATAACATTGGCGCGGCGGCTAAAGAGCAGCAGCCGATCACGGGTGGAAACGAGGATCTTCAGTTCACCAACTTGGGGCGTAATGCCCCAAAGAAGGTGAAGAAGGCGACCCTCACCCCCGACGAGGAGGCATCCATCCAGTCTATGGCGGAAAGCAACGGCGTCGATGCTGATAAGGCCAAGACAGCGTTTCTTGCCAAGAAGCAGGCCTATCCCGAGTCGGCTGGGTGGGAGCCATTTGAGATTTCAGGCTTCGAGCGCGGTTCGGATAAAAAGGTCGTCTTTGATGACGATGGGCTACCTGTTCTTAAGCTGAAGCAGGAAGCTTACGAGTTCCATGGGCCTGAAGGTAATAGGCCGACAGAAGCCACAAACTGGAGCCCGGCTCACGTTGATGACATGGCCAACAAGCTGGTCAAAGAAGTCAAGGCT